CTAACGGAGAAGAGAGAGAAGTAAAGAAGCTTATCTATGCAAATAGAGATTACCCTTGGAGCGAATACGAAAGTGCTTTTAAAATAATTTATGAGTCGAATGAACATGTATTTGACTTGATCCGACATAGTCTTATTTGGCGTCCCTTAAATTTAGATATTGAGCCTAGTGCAAATATTGAGTCAGGAACTTTAAACATCAAGTTTAAAAGTCAAATAATAAATTTTACTCATATTGATGGAACAGTATTCGGAGAACTAGTTCCGCTTTTTTATGAGTGGACTACTAATAGTTACAATGTGTTGGTATTCAATAGCCTCAGCAGAAAGAAAAAAGATCAGATAAAGGCGATGATTGATAGAAGTTACTATTTTGAAGGAGATGTTCAGAGGATTGAACAGTACTTCAATGCATTAGACGGTGCTTCTAACTTACATTTAAATTATAATGGTATTTTTAATGCATTTTTCACAGAAGAAGAAATGTCTGAAAATGCAGAAATAGAAACCATAGCTAAGATAATATCCCTTACGGGCGACCATTTGTTTGATTATATTCAATTTTCTTGGAAAAAGCATTCCTATAGTCAACTTGATGGCCAGAGACCAACAGAAGAAAAAGATAATACACACCGATTACCTGATAAGAAGAACGGATTTCTTTTCGTACACAACTTATTTAAAAAATACTGTAAGTTAAACTTTTACAAAAAGATAAATTCTAAAAAAAGCTTGGAAAGATACTTCAAAGATAATCAAAGTGCAGAAGTGAAAGAAGGTATTAAAAATCTTAATGCTTTGTTATCTAATTACAATGAGAGATCTAGTGAGAAGTATGGAGATTTGTTTAAAGACTATACGTTTGAGACCGGTAATTCTATTCCTTATATTGATGAGATATCCGTCAAAGCTTACGAGTTATTGAAAGATTCCATAATATTTACTAAAAATAAAGAAATATTTATTTTTACTGGGAACGTTGTAGAGCCGGCACTTTGTTTAAAAGTGCAAAGAGAAAATTCAAATTCTTTTATAAACTTTAAAGCAGTACCAGCTATCATTGTACGACCAGATTCTGAATACAACAGCAGTGTGGAAGAAACCTCTGGTTTGGGAAATCACGCATGGATTTTTTACACTGAAGAAGAAGGATCTGGAATTCGAAATTATAAGGGAGCATATCCAGATGACAGAAAGATAAATGATCGAGGGTATGCTAGTATAATATTGGGTTTAAACGATGTGGGAGGTGGTAAGCTCGTGTCAATTCCGACAAGGAGAGACCGCACCCTTTCTATTGAAAGAGACGAAGTCTATTGTAATAAAGTTGCTGCAAATGGATTAGGAAGCAATATAATAAGCGAAGCGCAGTTTGACACTATGAGACTAGGCATTAAAGCTATAAACTTGAATAAACGAATCCCTAGCTTTACAATGTTCACTAACATGACTAAAGAAGACATGGACGCTTTTGGTAGGGATTCATATGAAGAATATCAAGTATGTAAAGACTTTTTAATACTGGATGATATAGAATACGTATTCAGATTTAGTGAAAAGGAACTACTCCCTGAAGAGTCCAACAAGGTTACTAATAGTTCATACGAGACTCAGCTAAGCATTGAGTTTAAAAAGGAATAGTTATGAAAGAAAACTTAGCATTAAAAGCTATAAAAACTATAGCTCTGGAGAGAGAATACAATCAAGATAGAAATAAGCCAATTAACGGAGAAAAGCTTTCTGGAGTGAAAGTTAAAAGAGTTAATGGAAGAGCAATGTCTTATTCCGATAGGCATAGGGGTAATTGGTTTAAACCTGAGTACGATTTAACAGAGATACAGATAGCTCAAGATACAGACAGTTTTCTTTACAAAGCTATTCAAAAAAAGGTAGAGAGATTTGTACTTGCTGGTTGGGAGTTGGTTGGGAACGATGAAGTAACTTTAAATTATGTTAAGCGAAGATTAAAAGAGATAGAACTAGTATCTGGGCAACCTTTCGATTTGATAATGTCTAGTTTAGCACATGATCTAATAAGATACTCTAACCACGCTTGGGTCAAAGTGAGAAACAATGATGCTTCTACAGGTGAAAATCGAACCATTAATGGAAAGAAAGTAGAGCCTGTAGCTGGTTATTTTGTCTTACCTTTTGAAACACTTTGGTTTAAGGTTAAAAAGAATGGCGAAATAAAAAAGGTTATGCAAGAACAGCCAAATACGGGGCAATGGAGAGAGTTTGCTCCAGAAGATATAATTCATTTTTATACAAATAAAAAACCTGGCTTTACGATGGGAACGCCAGAACTACTTCCTGTGTTAGAAGATATTGCTTTACTAAGAAGACTGGAGGAGTCTATAGAGAATATGATTGACGCTAACCTCCACCCCTTATTCCATTACACTGTAGGTAATGACAATATGCCAGAAAGATACAGTCCTGAAGGTATTAAAGAATCAGATATAGTTAGAGAGACTATTGAATACATGCCTTCTGGAGGAGTATTCGTGTCTGACCATAGACACAAAATACAAGCAATTGGCTCTGAAGGAAAGGCTTTGAAAATAGAAGAGTACTTAGCTTATTTTAAGAAAAGAGTTTATGCTGGTCTAGGGGTATCACCAATGGACATGGGTGAAGCGGATTCTGCTAATCGCTCAACAGCAAACACTTTGTCTAAGATAGCAATTCAAAGTGTAGAGGCGCTTCAAAAATACATTAAAACCTTTATAGAGACCTATGTAATAAATGAAATTCTTTTAGAAGGTGGCTTTACTGAAGCACTAGTAGATTCTGAAAAAATGGTAAATATTAAATTTGGGTCAGTAGACAAAGAAGAAAAGTCTAAACAAGAAAACCAAACTATTCAATTGTGGTTAAATAATCTAATTTCTGAAAAAGAAGCAAGAAAACGGTTAGGTGAGCAGCCAGTAGAAGACTCTATGAGGGATCAAACGAACTACAAGTTATATCAAGAGCCGCTAGCTTTACTTAAGGCTATGGGTCCTTACAGTGCTGCTTCTAATGCATTAGCAAAATCCCCTTCATCTTCAATAAGTGAAGAAGGGAACAGAATAGAGGAGGTTAATGCAGAAAAACAATCTAAGCAAGCAGGAAGGAAGCTAGACCCCAAGAATGGGGCAAGAAAGCTATCTAACAATATTAGCAGACCTGCTAATCAGCAAGGAGTGAGGGAAGCGCCAAAATTTAGTGAAGATACATTAGGTTTGTTTGAAGAAATAAAATCTGGAGAAAATTTACTAAAAATATTAGAATTGCTTGAAAAATCGCAATCTATTAAATAATAATTTATATAATTTAAAAATCAGAGGAAAAAATGTCTAAAATAATCAAATACAATGATTACGTTCAGATCAGTCCAGATCAAAGAATTTTGACTTTAGATAAGTCAGATAAAATTCAATTGATAGATAACATGCTTGAACGAAGCTATAATGGTGGGAAGGGTTTAGTAATCACTTATGACCTAAGCCACTCTGGGCGTAGAATAAACAATAGGATTTATTCTACTAAGGGTCAGCAAAAAGGTATAGATTCTCTAACCAGTCCATACCCGAAACCTATATTAAAGAACCATGATCAATCAGGCGAGCCTATAGGTAGGTTCATTGGTGGAGAGTGGCAAAATCTTTACGACGACGCTAAGGAATTCTTACAATCATCTCAAGCAGTATTAGACATACATAATGCGTTTTCAGGAGATGATCCTGAAAAAATATATGATACTTTAAAAGCTATGAATTTGATTGAAAATAAACAATGGCCTGGACTAGGTCGAATGAGAGTTCAAGCTAATATTACTGACGAAGAAGCCATTAAGAAATTCATGGATGGGCGATACCTGACTTTCTCTGCAGGAAGCACAACGGATAGGCATGTTTGTTCAATCTGCAAAACAGACTGGGCAAAAGATGGTATGTGTGAGCACCGACATGGAAAAACTTATGATGGGGAAATCTGTGTATTCATTACTGGGGAATTCGCTGTGCTAGAAGGGTCAGTTGTAAATACACCTGCAGACGATTTATCGCAATTGGTTCATATGGAAATGAGAGACTCTCTAGATGAAAAAGAACTAATTACAGATAAAGAAATATTTTTAGAAGAATTTATTCTAACTGATTCAATTTACAACCTTGGAGAAGAAAATGAAGCAGAACGGATACAAGAAACCAAACAAGTCGATGCCTACGAAGAAGAAACCAAAAAAGAAGAAAAAGCCAAAGAAGTAAGCAAAAGCTTTGACCACCAAATGACGATTTCAGAATCAGCGATGATGGAGCTTCATAAAAAAGGAGAAACATACATTACTCAAAAAGGTGACAACCAAACGATGGTTATCAAAGTTAATTATTCAGGCTCGATGCGTGAAGATTCTTTAGGTGACACTTATCAGTCTTTTGAAGAAGAAGTTAATGAGCTAGTAGAAGAATTGATTGACGAGAAAAGCTTTAAAGTTCCTGCTGGAGCGAAAGGTAATGCACAGAAAGTTCTCAACTGGAAGAAGGAAAAGGGCTCAGAAGTTAAAGGTATGACACCTGTAGGGTGGGCTAGGGCTAGGCAACTTGCTACTAAGTCAGAAATAGGTCTTTCTACTGTAAAAAGAATGTCTGCTTTCAACAGACATAGAAAAAACTCTGCAGTTGATCCAAAGTTTAAATCTGAACCATGGAAAGATAGGGGCTACGTAGCTTGGCTTGGTTGGGGAGGCACTTCAGGTATTGACTGGGCAATCAAAGTTAGTGCTGCTAATGATAGCTTGTATACAGGAGTTTCCGAAGAAGAAAAAGAAATCTTCACAACTCCTCTCAGTGAAATGGTTGGGGATTTTGATTTAGACGCATACAAGTCTTCTCCAAAAGGAAAAGGCGCAAAAACACCTGCAAAACCTTCTGAAAGAGTTAAAGGCTCTAAGAAGAATAAAGAAGGCTCTGCTTCAAAAGCTAATAGCAAGATTTCAGTAGGTTCGGTACTGGAGACTTTAAAAGAAAAAGTGAGTTCTCATAACAAGAAAAGTGGAAAAGAGAAAGGCAAACGAGTAACTTTAGGCATGTTGAAAGCAGTCTATAGGAGAGGTGCTGGAGCGTTCTCTTCTAGTCATAGACCTGGGATGTCTAGGTCAGGTTGGGGTGTTGCTAGAGTTAATGCTTTTCTAAAATTAGTTAAAAGTGGAAGACCTTCAAATTCAAAATATAAGCAGGATAACGATTTGCTACCTGCTGGACACCCTAGAAAATCATCTAGTAAACCTAGTAAACAAAAGGATTTTAACATGTTAGAAAAAGAGACGACTGAAGAGCTAGAGCTTGAACTTCAATCAGAAGAAGACTCTGATAGAGATGCTGACTTACTTATTGAAGCAGTAGAACCTACTGAACAACAACAAGAAAAGCATGATGAATCATTTAACGAAGACGAAACTTTAGACGATGAAAGTTCTGAAAGTATAGATTGGGAACTATTAGATCTCGCTATGCAAGGAATGTTAGTTCAAGAAGATGCGCAACTCAGCACAGAGAAAAGAAATGAATTGCCCGATTCTGCTTTTTGCGGACCAGAGAGATCTTTTCCGATCCCAGATTGCAGTCACGTAACTGCTGCAAAAAGACTCATTGGAAGATATAAAGGTTCTGAAGCTACGAAAGCTAAGATTATGGCCTGTGTAAATAAAAAAGCAGGAGCTTTATCATGTGACGAGTCTGAAGATTACAAGAACTTAAGAAAAGATTTCGAAGATCTTCAAGGTCAATATTTAGATTTGGAAGAAAAATTCAAAACTGTTTTAGAAGCCGTTGTCTTAAAAAGTAAGAAAGAGGTATCTAAAAAGGTTGAAATTGAAACCAATGATGTATTAATTGATAATAATACAACTATTTTAGATAAAAAAGTTGAAAATCCATCAGAACATATTCAAGATGAAACAGTAAGCTCTAAAAAGGAAATAAAATTGCCTAGTTTTGAACAAAGAATTGTAGATGAATATAAAAAGGTAAAAAGTCAAGATGGAGAATACTCAGCAGAACTTTATTTAAATAGTAAAAGCTTTTACTTACCAAAAGGTTTTGATCCAAACAAATTTTAATTAATTAAGATAAACTATTCTATAGGAGAATAACATATGGCTATTAGTCGTTTTCAAAGTCGTTTTAAGACTCGTCCGGATTTGATGGACAGCATCACTCCAAACAACGTTGTTCAAATGAACGCATCAGTTCCTGCAGGTGAATGGAAGCCTGCTTCTTGGTTACCTGTTGTATGGCAAAATGACCGAAGTAAGGATTACTTTGTAATTAGCTCCGGCAAGGTTGTTTCGTTCGACGCTTCAGGTCGCATTGTTCCTTCAGGGCTTATTCGTCTTGCTGAAGTTACTGCACATGACGCTGCATTTATAACTTACACTTCAGAAGATGAAGCTGCTAGAGTTGTAGGTGTTGACGGCGAGTTTGTTTCTGCTGGAGATTCTCTTACTGTTGAGGAATTTTGTGCAGCAGTTATCGCTAGAGGGTTTATGCCTGGTGAGACGGCTCCAAACAATGACGCTCTTTGCACAGCATTCATCAGAAGATTCATTTCAGCACCTGTAGGTGTTGCAGCTTATGACGTTTACGTCTGGGCTGGTGACGATCCTGCAAATCTTCACTTTACTAACTACCAGAAGCAACATCTGATTCAATTCTTTAGCGATGTTCAAATGCGTGTTGCTCACGTTTGTGATACTGCGGCTACTGTAGTTACTCTTGGTGGTGGTGGAGACAATCCAGCTGTGGCGGACATCGTTGACGCTGATACTCTAAGCAGATTTAGCGGTCTACCTAACAAAGATGACATTGTTGCACTTGACCTTGGGCTTGGTAAGCTTGCATCTATTACAAGCCGAACTCCTCTTGCTTTTGGAGTTGGAGATTTTGTAGGTCGTCTAAGAAAAGACCCTGCGCTTCTCGGTAAGGCTGGGGATTATTTCCTTGACGCTGATGCAGGTTTGCTTCTCTTTTATAAGAGTGGTGGTGGTGGTGCCCCTGTCGATATTAATAATCGCGCGCTTGCAAACACTGACACTATTTCTGCATTTGATTACAGCGCTGGTGCTTCTAGCAATGAGCGCATGATGCACCTTGTTGGCGACGGACGTCCTGGTGACTTTGTCACTTTTGACGCACATTCTAACTTTAAGGTTCGTACGCTTAACAACGATATTGCAGCTGGTGCTGCCGAAGCAGATATTGAAGCAACGCTTGCCCTACTTCATAGAGAAGAAGAGTATACTGTCGGCCGCATTTATGAGCTTCAGAAGGAGCCTCGTGGTCTTCTTGAGCGTGTTAAGACTGGTTGGAGTGGAGCTGAGTTCGATACATCTTCTAAGATGCCTGGTTCTGCTACCGAAGGTTTCTCAGATCTAATTACTCTTTCTGAGAATAAGATTGCTGATGAGATCGCTATTATCAACGTAAAAATGAAATAATTAAAAAGGATTTATAACATGGAAATTAAGTTTAATGACGGAACTGAACTAATTCTCCCTAGCAATAAGAAGCATGCTGCTCGATACATGGCGGATATGATTGCTAATCGTGGGTACCTTCCAGACTCAGAGCAAAGAGTTTCTTGGGAAAATGTAGCTAATGTACTTTCACCTAAGAATCGTGATGCAATCTCTTCTTCCGAGATCACACCACTTCTTCAAGAATCTATGGAGATTCTTATTCGTGAGCCTGTAGAGCCACGCATGGTTATCACTCCACTATTTACCCGTGTACAAGCTAAGGGTCTTAATACTCAGATCCTAGCTGGTGCAATGGGCGCTGTATATGCTGGTGATGTTCAAGAATCTGGTACATACCCTGAGGTTAACTTCCAAATGGGTGGTGCTGTATCAACAGCATTTATTGGCAAGAGTGGTATTGCTGCTTCTTTCACTGACGAGGCTCTTCGTTACAGTACATTTGATATTATGGCTAAGAACCTTGAGCTTATGGGTAATGCACTTGTCCGACACAAGGAACAAAAAGCTGTAGCTTTCCTAAAGCAACTTGGGACTACCTTGTTTGACAATCTTAATCCTGCACAATCTATCTACGGTGTAACTACTGGGCGTGGACTTGTTGGAGGTAAGCTTGAAGGTAATGGTTCTTTAAATATGGAGAACCTCATGAGAGCTATGGCGCACATGAGCGAAGAAGGGTTTACTCCTGACACGCTTCTTATGCACCCACTCTTTTACTACACCTTTGTGCAAGATCCAGTACTTCGTACGATGATGCTTGCTCACGGTGGTGGTTCAATGTTCAACCCTTACACTGGCGATCCAGGTCCTCGTGACCCTTATAGCAATGGCGCTATGGGTAGCCGTGGTCCTTCAACTGGTACTCGCGTTGTCAATCCTCGTGGTATTGGTACTAGCGGTGTAGGTTCTAATGGTGCTGCTACTTCAGTACTTGAGCGTAGCCAGCAAATGACTTCTGCTCCTCGCCTTCCAGGTTACTTCCCATTCAACTTCCAGATCATCGTGTCTCCGCTTTGTCCTTACGATCCTGAAAGTGAGACTGGTGACATCTTCCTTCTTTCGAGTGGTAACGTTGGTTTCCATCTCGTAGACGAAGATGCAACTACTGTTGAGTGGCGTGACGAAACTACCGAAACTGTAAAAGTTAAGATTCGTGAGCGTTATGGTTTTGCTGTAGCTCATGAAGGTCAAGGTGTTGGCGTATTTAAGAATGTTAAATGTGCTGAAAATCGTTGGGACGGTAGTATCGATGCTGCTCCTGGTGATATTCAAGATATTACGGAAGCAGATGTTAAAGGTAATCTTTAATAAGTAGAGAATAAAGCCAACTTTTATGTTGGCAAAAATGCTAAGTAAACTTATATTAAAGGGTGAGACTTTCGGGTCTTGCCCTTTTTTGTTTGTAGGAGAAATAATGTCTCATTTTGATGAAGATAAAACAGAAATAGAAATTCTTTTAAATGAAAAGATGAAAAATGATAGTTTTGTACTATATGATTGTAACTTAGAAATCGATGAAGAAGATTTTGTAGAAGTTAAAGTCGAAGAAACTAAGGAGGCTATTCGTGGCGATAAATTTTTTACCAGAGAAGAGTTACCCCCAAAATTTGGAAGATGGATTTCCAGTAGGCCAAAGCTTTTACTTGGCCTTCTCAAACAGTGTAGATTTAAAGCTTTTAAAGAAGAGTTGTGTGCTATTCGGGAAAGACTTCGATACGAGTTCAGGCCCTAACAATGCTTTGAACGTAGACATCTCAAACGGAAACAATCCTTTTTATTTGAAATCCCCGGGGATGAACGGATTTATCGATTGTGACTTTGAAGAGTATTATGTTGATGACTTTGAAGATGAAGCGCCAGCGGCTAACCAAACTCTGACAAGTAGAGTAGAAGAAAAAAAAACCATAGTAAAAGTGACACCTAAAAGCGTATTAGGTGAAAACTCAGAATATAAACTTTACATCTTAGGCAATACGTCAGAAAATATACAAAACGGAATACCTAGCTATGTAGACATATTAGCAAAAAACAATACCCTCTCAGAGAGAACGGTATTTGATGCAAGGTTGGTGGGCGGTGAGTTTGAAGAAAGAATCAGCGTTAGAGGTTCGTATGAAAGAAAAAACGCTGAAGCAAATGCAACTTTAAAAGTAAAGATAGTAGAAGCTGGACAAGCTTCTAAAGCAAAGTTCGTTTGGTGGTTTACGGATGAAGCAGAACCCATGCCTGCAAACTCTAGCTATAAGCAAAGATTAAGTAGTTGTGCTCAAAGGTGGAGAAGTAAAGATAGAGGAATTCTACTTAAGTTTGCAGATGCTGAATACCAATTAAATGAAATGTTCTTTATTGATTGTTTCAATCAGATCGAATTGGAGTCTAGCTTTTTAATAACCTTTAGAACTTCTAGTGATTCTATTTACGAGTTTCCAGATAACGTATCTTCAAGTCCTATCGGGTTAGGAGCAAATATAATTCCAGGGTTAAGTGGATTTGTAGAAAACAAAAAATTGGAAGTTTTAAAAATAGAACCTGCAAACAATTCTATAAATAATAATTTAGATTTAAAAAAAATAATAATTTATTTTAATGAAAATTTAGATGCGAACTCTGTAACACAAGAAAGTGTAAGAGTGAAAGTGTATCCTGCAAGTGGATTCTACGATTCACGTAACAACGGAATGCAAAAAGAATATGAACTGTATAAAATCATTTCTATAGTTGAAAATAAAATCATACTGGAACTCTAAGGATAAATATGATTGTTATAAATAAAAATAAAAAAAATAATAATTTGTATCAATTAAATTCTAGTTACAAAATTAAAGTAATACTAGAAAATAATTCAGGAGGTTACGATCCAGACAACCTTACAGTACAAGTAACTAATCCGGACGGAGTAATAACTAATCCGAATGTAATAAAAGTAGATGTTGGCTTTTACTATACTGAAGTTTTATTTAACGTTTTAGGAGAGTGGAGTTTTTCATGGACTTCAAATTTAA